TGTACTAGCCATTAGTTAAATTGCGCTCCCCCCGTAGCCCCATAGCTTGAAGTAAAGCTAAAAGCTCTGTCTGTTGTTTGATTTTCTGCATCTGTAATTCGAATTGTAAAATTTGTTAAAGTTGCGGTTGTGCTACTTCCGCCAAAATCTGTCGTCTCTAATGCTCCAGTTGATGAATTAAGAGTTACGTTAGCTGTTGCTAAATTAGAGCCAACTTCTGAAAATGTTATTGCGCTGTCTGAAGAACCAGCAATCGTTGCTAGTGTTCCCGAAAAATTACCTGCAAAAGTTCCAAGTGATCCAGCTGCAGTTGAAAATGAAGGAGCCGTAGATGCCGTTAAAATATTATTTGTAGATCTACCAGCGTTACCATCGGGATTTTCTACTCTTACAAAATAGTTTCCTGTAGCTAAAGTTACATTTACTGAAAGCGTTGTTGAGTTTGTAAATGAAACTGTATTGGCAACTGTTACTGAACCATCTGTTTTAACAAATTCTACTTGAGGAATTGAAACAAAATTTGTACCTGTAATATTAATCGTTGTAGCTGTTGCTGGAGCTATCGTTTGTGATACCTCTGCTACAGTAGGTTTTGTTTCTGTTGCATCAATAAAACTTAAAACACCCGATCCGTTGGTAGCTAAAACTTGACCATTTGATCCTGTGTTAGTTGGTAAAGTAAAACTTAAATTACCAGCGTAAGATCCGTGAGCCGCACTTTTTAATTCTGTATAATGGCTGTTCTGAGAACAGTTTAATCTTAAAGCTCCGTCTGTCGAAGATCCATCACCTTTAACAACTAATGTTGGTGAAGGTAGTCGATCATTATTTACAGTTCCGCTAGTGATTTGGCTTGCACTAAAAGATGATAATGTAAACGTACCATAAGCCGTTACCTGTAAAATATCGTTGGCTGCAGCTCCGCTGCCTAAAACTATAGATGTACCACTTGTTGCCGTAAAATCAGACGGGGTAAGCTTAACTCCATTCAAATAAATATCTGCGAATGCTGTCCCGCTAGCGACATCGTAAGTCAAGCTGTTCCCGTTACTGTCAGCACCGCTGAAAGTTGTTTGACCTGCTGTAGCTACATATTCAAATCTTTGTGATGTCCCGTTAACGCTCGAACCCGCAAGAGCAAAAGATGAACCATCGTAAACTTTTAATTTATTTGCTGTCGTATCGAACCATAAATCCCCAGCATCTAGTGAAGTTGAAGGAGAATTTGAAGATACTCTATATCGATCTGCAAAAGAATTAATGCCTGTAATATTATTTCCAGCTGTAACTACGGCTGTAGCGTTTGTTCCAAGTGTAGATAAATTAGAGATCCCAGCTAGTGTGTTAATATTTGTAGCGTTTGAATTTACTGAATTTATATTACTTATGTTTGTTGCAACAGCATTAATATTCGTTGCGTTAGAAACAGCAGCATCAATATTAGTTTGTTGTGATGTTGTTGGTACTAATTGTTTCCATTGTGTACCGCCAAGATCGTAAACTTTCATTACGTTATTGGTAGTATCAAAATATAACGCTCCGTCTGTTAAAACGTTGCCGTCATTATCAACTGTAGGATCACTAGCTTTTGCTCCTAAGAAATCATCATCAAAAGTATCTAATGCGGCTTCCGCTGCCGCTTGTGCTGCTAAGGCTGCTGTTTTAGCGTTCTCTGCATTTGTCGCTGATGTTGCTGCCGCTGTTGCTGAGTTAGCTGCATTCGTAGCGTTTACAGAAACTTGAGATCCATCTATTGTTGCGTCTAAAGATTGACCATCATTAGAAAAACCTAAAAGTTTACCAGCTCTTGCCGTAGCATTATCAGTAATTTGTGAATTTGTTATTGGAGCTGTTCTCGATACTTTTATAGATCTATCAATTTCTTCTTGTAACTCTTGAGTTAATAAAGTTAATTTATCTAAAGCTCCTTCGTGTGTGTCAGCTGGAAAAGGATCGTTAGCTAAATAATCTACTTCTTGAGTTTGATTTGTGTCTCTAATTAATACAATAGACACACCACTAGCTGGTGCAGACGTGAAGGTTACTGTGCCTCCCGTTCCCGTGTCATTTATTGTGTAATCTGAATTTAATGTTTGTACTGTTTCGACACCAGCGCTACTTCTTAAAATTACTTTTAATTCCGATGAGCTATGTATCGGAAACGTATAAGTAAATTGAGTAGTAGAATTATCGCCAGCGTACGAATTTCGTACTACTGTACTTGATACTGTCATAATAATTTTTTGAAATTTTTATAGACGCTATACGCCTACTATATTTCCCTCTATATTAAAGTTTGTCTATGTTGTCTATTGAATTTTTTATGGCTTTAAATAAAAACTTGAGCCTTGTGTTTGCTCTTGTTTCCTTCTTACACGCCTAAAATACCCCGGATCTAGCATTTCTTTTAGTTGATAACCAATGAGGTAGTCATAAGCAGCCTTTGTGTAAAATAAATTTAAAAATGGCACGTTACCTTCTGCAAGTTGTAATAGCTTTTTACCAGCTTTTTTAGGCTCATTTATATCGCCTATAACTCTTAAAAATGATGCTATATCTCCTACAGTTGGCCCCAATAGTGTTTCTTGTAAAGTATTGCCATATCTGTTGTTAAGCTCTGAATACAAGAAATCGCCATAAATACCTAAACCACCACCTTGAAAGAATGCTGCTGCCCAGTTTCCAGCTTTCTTTGGATCTGGCGGTTCTTTACCTCTTAATAAATTTTTTGCTGATAATGATAGATAACCCATCATTGTTCCCATAAGAAGTAAGCTTGTTAAACCAACAGCTCCAGACCACAAACCATTTTCTGCTGGTGAATAACCTCTGCCGCCTATTTCTTTTCTAATAACCTTCATCCAGATTGCCATGGGAAATTGTTTAAACTGGCCAATATATCTTAATATTTCACCTAAACCTTCTCCTCTTCTTGTTCCTTGTAACATGAAAGATCTAACGGCTGCGTCTGGCTCTGGCGTTCCATGTAAAGCTCTATCAAATAAATAGTTTCTATAAGTAAGCTGTAAATCTCTTCTAAAATTTCTAGCTTCTCTTTCTGTAATCTTTCTTCCTAAATATTTTTCTATACGAGCTTGAGTTACATTTTCTAAATTTTCTGCTGTAATATAAAATTTACCATCCGCCTCTATAGCAGAAACAGATCTTAACATATCCCATTGACCACTATCTATTTTATATAGTGTCAACATACGTTGATCTTCTACAGATAATTTATTAAAAGCTAATGATTTTTTCTGGCCAAGGTGTCTAGCAATACCAATCATCATTGATGATTTTAGAGTGTTAGTCCACCAATTTAATCCATTTAAACGAAAAAATAAATTTGATAAGTTTGCATATTTACCCGTCATGTCTCCTCTAAAAGACATTTTTTGATTTACACCACCTATAACATTATTAGATACAGTTCCTAATACATCAACAATTTCTTTATTGTTTCCGCCAGCTAAACCTTTCATTACTTCATGCAAGCCAGCAAAAAAACCTCTGCCTTGGTATCTTGTTTCTATAGCGTAGTTAGCTAAATCTGCAAAAGATGAAATCGTTGCAAAACCAAGTTTACCGGTACTTTGAAAAAATCTTACTGTAGATCCAATTTTTGCTCCTTGATAATTATCAACTTTATAAATACTACCATCAACAACAGCAAAATCTTTTCTAAATCTTTCAAACCTAAAAGCTCCATCTAAATCTGGTCTAGTTTTTTTATAATGATTTTGTAAAATATTTAATGTTCTTTCAAAATTAGCTTTAGGCTTTGTTCCTAATCCTCTTACTAATGCTATATTTCTTGCACCAGTAGTCAAACCATGTAATACAGCTTCACTTAATTTTTCGCTGCCAAATTTTATGTCGTAGTTATGTCTGGCCTCGGCATCTTTAAAATGTAAAACTCTTTCAGCTGAAGCTTTTTTTGTAATTGATGATGAACCATAAGCACGCTGAACACCAGTTGTTTCATAATGGCTGCCAGATCTTAAATTAATATAAATCTGATCTAATATATCATCTACGTTTTCTACATTGCCGAAAGTTCTATCTAAATCTAACAATGGTTTTATAAATTCTCTCCAAGCAACCATGTGATCTTTATAGTCTTTAGATTTTGTTACTTTTAATATAGCACCCGCTTTGTATAATTTTTCTGCATCATGGAATTGTCTTGAAATCCAATCGTCTAATTTAGGAATATTAGCTCCGAGATCATTAAATTGTTGTCTAATACTTTCAGAATGTTTTTTTATTATTTCAGCAGCTTGTATAGCTTCTTTAGGAACATTAGTATCACCCGTCAAAGCTCTTTTAATTTCTAAATCTAATTTACTATCTCTAAATACATCAACTAAACCGGCATTCTGCATATCAGAAACAAAACTTCTTACAAAAGTTTCTTCTAATGCGTCTTGTTCGTTACCTATAGATTTTCTTGAACCAACTCCGAAATCTTGAATACCAACTAATAATGCTTTGATACCCTTAATAGGATCTTTTCCAAAATTATCTATAATGTGTTGAGCTTGCTCTACTGATTTAATTGTATCTTCAGCAAGATTTCTTTTATTTAATGCTTGTTCAAACTCTACTCCGTCTGCAATACTTTCAGCTATATCGTTTTCGCTAGCGTTAAAGTCTTTTCTTTTTTGTGCTTTTTTTAAATTTAATTCTACGTTCGTTAACAACTCATTAACTTCGTTATCATCTAAAAATTCACCAGCAACTCTTTTTACTTCTGATAAACATTTTTTTATTGCCATTAGCTATTCCTTATTAAACAGTTTGTGCCAGCTTTTATAGCTTGTCTAAGCTTGCCTTTTTCTTTTATATTCTTATCAATTTTTTTTATTTCATCTAAACTATCTGCAATATCATCAGCTAAACCCGTTCTATTAATTTGTGCTGTTAAATCATTTATACGATTTACTTGAGCCTCAGCTTCAGCCTCAACAGATTGTATCGTTCTTTGTATTGGCTTTCTTAATTCTAATTTTGTGTCAGCTAATACATTGTCGCTTGCTGTGCTGTTAGGTTCTTCAATCGGATTTGTGCTTTGATTTTCTTGTATTGCTTGTCTTGTTTGAGTTGTTTCGCTTTCTCTAACTTGATCCAACTCTTTCATGCCATTTAATACTTCTTGATTATTACCTCTAGCTCTAGCCTTTTCTATTTTATCTCTAATGCCTTTTTTTAAATTATCTATTTCATCTGCCCACGCTGCATTCATTCTTGATTTCATTATGATTTCGCCAGTATCAATTTTTTTATTATCTATTAATCTAGCTACTGAATGTCTTAATAATTGTTCGTGGTGTTTCGGATGAGCAACAGCTAATTTTTGATAGATGTTAGGTTTGTTTTGTATTCTTCTTAAACCATCTGCAATTTTACCAAATGTTACATGAGCTGTACCTCCAAGAATACCACCGGCTGCGATATTTAAAAAAGCATCTGAGGCTGTGTAATCTTGTTGGTCTCTTTTTGCTACGCCATACACTAAAGGCTCTATAGCTGCGTTACCTATTGTTCCTTCAATAAAACCTTTTGTTAATCTAGCTCTTGTTGCTCCCATACGACCAACCATGCTAGCAAATCTAGCCTCTCTAACTACTGGAACGAAAGCAGCTGCGATGTTAACTGGATCTGCAAAAGAAGCAGCAATACTAGCACCAAGATATAATGATTTATTGAAAAAACCACCTTTTGCTCTTGATATAATACTAGATCTTTCTCTTTCAGTTTTTTTTCTTTCAACTAAATAATTTACAACACCTTCTCTAGTGTCGTTTTCAAAAAATAAACCTAGCTCTGCATATTTTTTATTTAGATCTTCTTTTTTTAAAAATACTTTACTTTCATTGTAAGCTTCGTTTCTTTCAAAAATATTAAAAATACTTTCAGATGGATTTAAAGAAAAAGCTTGTCTAGCAGATGTTTTAATACCTTGGATTACTCCAACATTAGCTGTATCGCCTAATGTGTCGTATTTATATTCTGGTGTATTAAATGTTTTAAATCCTACGTTTAACATTAATTAGTTTCCATATATGTTTCGTCTTGCACCGGTTCGTACATTTCTTCGTAACCAAAAGGTGTATTTGTTATAGGTAAAGTTGTTGAATTATCTAAAAATAAAATTTCTATTCTTTGACCATCAACATCTACAACTGGAATAGAAGAACCATTGGTTCTATCAATATGTAAAACAATTCCGTCGCCTTTTTCGTTTAAATAAAAATTACTATTTTTTTTAATATCGTTAATAATTAATTCTTGGTTATCTTCATCAACGCCTTTAAGATTTATTTCTTTTAAATAATCTGTGTCTTTAATTTTTTTCATTACAACATCTGCTTTAGCCATAATATGTTGTTGAGATACAGATTGACCATTTACATCTGATGGAACCCAATATGTTTCGCTGTCAGAAATTCTATAGTCTTGTAAAAATTCTTTTGATGCTTCTTTGATAGCGTCGTCTATATCTACTCCACGATTATATTTTGCCATAGCAGCGTTATAAATGCTTTCTCGTAAACCATTAATAAATCCAGATGCGTTTACTTCTCCGCCGGGTTGATTTGTTATAACGTCTGTGTAATCGTCTAGTTGTTTAGCTACCTTATTTTTTAAATTATTTAAGTCACTACCAGTTGAACCAGTAGCAGTTTTATAATTTGTTTCGTACGCTTTTATATTTATTGATCCGTCGTTAATGTCATCTTTTAATTGAGGATTATTAACACTTGCTGTCATCATAGCGCCAAATGGTAAACCTTCTTTTTGCAATTGCATAAATACATCGCTACTTTTGTTACCATATTGTAATTTTAGACTTTCAATCAAAGCAGATTGATTAGCTGGATTTGGTGTTGCTTTGTATTGAGCAACAATACTTTTAGCTTCAGCTTGAGTAACGTATGTTCTAAATCTTTTTGGTATTTCTTTTTCTTCGTAAATTTGATCTAAAAAATCTGCTCTTTCATTAAATTTAACTTTGTAATTTTCTAAGTCTGCTTCATCGTTAGTTTCTACATATTTTTCAAAAGCATCGTTAACTTCTTTTGTTAAAACTTCTACATCTTCATTTTCAGTTATGTAGTAACCAGCTGCATCATTTTGAATAGCTTTGTTTTTTGCACTTATAGCGCTTCGTATTGCATCTTGAGCTTTTTCTTTCAGTTTGATATTATCCCCGCTTACCTTGATTTGGCTAATAAGTTTGCTGGCCTCTCCGTATTTAGCTTCTTTAATAATATTAGAGTTTTCTTGCACTATATCTATAACTTTAGATTGCTCAAAAATTTCATTATAATTTTTTTCACCTTCAAAAGCAGATAACAATTCTGAATTTTTATATGTACCCATTTCTCCTTTAAGAGCTTTTTGATAATTTTTTTCAAATTCTTTAGCTGCATAAGATTGAGCATATCTTTTAGCTGATAATTCTAACTCGTTTCTTTTTTCTGTAGGAAGGTTAGCGTAGTTTTGTGGATTTTTAATATCTATATATGTTTTAAGAGGATCAATACTTATATCTCTTTTAAATCTCAAAACATCTACTGTTGCTTTAGATGTAAATTCTAATTCTGCTATTTTACCACCAAATAATTTTTGATTACTAGGATCTTTAAAAAATTCAGTAAGTTTATTTTCAGCTTGTTTGTATTCATTGCTGCCAATCTCAGCTGTAGATAAAATTTTATATAAAGGTTCTAAAGATTGTAATTTTAAGGTTCTGTTTTTATACAACATACCTCTTACATTGCTAGTTTGTATAGCAGATTTGTCAGATAAATAAGTTTTATCCATGTAAGAGTTGAATAGTTTTTTAGAAAATTTACCTTTTAAAGTTGGAATTATTCTATCTTTTGTATTTTGCCAATTTGTTTTGTATTCAGACATGGCTTTATCCATATCTGCATACTCACTTACTTTTGTTTTTGTTTCGCCTAAACCTTCAACAAGTGTATTACCATTGTCATCTTTTACACCAAACTCAACTTCTTTAGATTTTTCTAAAACTTCGTTTTCAGATTTTGTTTTTTCATACTCTACATAAAAATCTTCACCAGCTCTAAGCATACCTTTTAATGCTCTTGCTGGTCTCGTAGCATCATCAAGAGAAATACGCATTCCTCTTGTACTTTCTCTTTCAGATACTTCGCTTGTTGGTGATACTTGAGATTGATAAATTTTTATTGCCATTATGCAAATTCCTTCCCAAATGTTAATAAGCTTTGACCAGCTTGATAGTAAGAAGCTTTTTTAGCAACTTTACCTCTATATCTTTCTAGCGCAGCTTCAGCTCTTGTATTAATAGCGTCATTAAATGCTTGATCTCTATTTACCTCTGCGTTGTATTGCATCATATCTCTATCTCTTTCGAGGTTTAGAGCATTTTCAAACAAAACATCTTTTACAGTACCGGAATAAGCTACGTTGCTAGATAAAAAGTTTTCAGTAATTTCACCTATAATTTTATCAGCACTATCATTAAATTTAGGTAGCTCATAATTTGTATATACAGCGTAACCTTGTTTGCCTTTTTGTTCTTGTATTTTAGCGTCTCTATCTTTTAAAGAAGCATTATAATTAGCTGCTTGTTGTGCAGCTCTGCCTTGTAATAAATCACCAAAAAAACTCATTTAAAATAACCTCGCATATCTATAATAATCAGACCCGTCGGGGCCGTATTGTTTCATTATTCCTTCTTGTTCCAAACCAAGCCATTCAGCAAAACGGATAGCCATTTGACTATCTGCCTTTACACTTGTTTGTAATCTTTTTATTTTATAATTCAAACACATCAATTCCGTTCTTTGTTTAATAACTTTGGATAAAGTTATGGGGTATTGATGAATTTTATTTGTAGCTAAGACCCACCCCTCAGCTACGCCTTCCCAGAGAGGAAAAATCCCTCCAGCCGCAATGGGTTCATTGTTAACTACACCCGTAAACGACATTCCAACTTCTTTTAAAAAATACGCATACTTTTTATGATGCGGTGATAATTCTAAAAATTTGTCGTTCATTTTTTGAGACACAATGTATTCTGCGTGTTTATTCTCAAAAGGTATAATTATAACTTTAGACATTCTCCGTTTCTAGTCTCGGATATATACCAAGAATAGTCATCGGTAGAGCTTGAGGTTGCTTAACATAAACTAACCCCTCTGTTCCGTAATCACTATCAAATTCTATAAATTTATCTCCAGTAAATAATGGAACTGGTAAATCCATAGAAGCCGAGCTATCTCTAAAATCTATAGCTGTTAATGTATATGAGTTTGGCCCAACGCTAGCTCCCACAGTTTCGTGAAATCTAACAGACAAATCATATATTCTTTTTACTTTTGTTTGTGTTGTTTCTGTAAAACCTTCATCTAATCTCATAGTTTGTAAATCAGATGAATATTGAAATCCTACAGTTAGCTCTTCAGCTGCCGTATCTATTGTAATACTTCCGCTGCTAACTGTTTTAGAAGCTTGAACAGCCCCTTCACCAACAACAGTTAGTAATTCACCTTCTAAATGTGATAAACCAGATAATGTTGTTGTTGGATCTCCAGCATATTTCAAACCACTATCAACATAAAAAAATGATGTTAAGTCGCTGTTAAAATCAAAAGGCTCTAAATATTCTATGTACCTTTTTGTTGATCCATTTATATATCTTTGCACTATCAAATAAACTTGATCTTCGTCGCTTGAGCCAGAAATAACAGCTACACTTTCTACTTTAGCATGTGTAAGAATTTTATCTGTTTGCTCGCTAGTGTGTGCAGATGTTAAATTTATTTTTGCTGTATTTAAAAAACTTTCGTCACTAAATAATTGAAATTGGTTGTCATCAATTTTATTTATAAAATATTTTGTGTTCTCAGATAATCCACCTATAGTTGTTCCAGAATTTTTATAAAAAATAAAATCTCCAGTTTGAAAACCATGGTTAGATGAATAAATTATATCTGTATGTATGTTAACACCTTGGTAAATTGCTTGCGTTGTATCTGAGCTTGGCGCAGATGATAAATTAATTGCTGTTCCGCCAGTAGCGTTAGCTGCTGTTGAAGCTAGTTTTATTGTGTTAGCATCTACAGAAATTACAAAATAAACATTACTTGTATTTAATCCACCAATAACATTAGAAGATGCAGAATAAAATACTGGATCCCCAGTAGATAAACCATGACCAGTTAAAGTTATTGTGTCATTTGCTACAGAAACATTAGTAGCGTTAGCAGTAAAAGAAATTTTTTGTTGTATTATACTTTTACCTGTATCAGATTTTCCACCTATAATATGTCTATGCCAAGCTGTAACTTGTTGTAATCTGTTATAAGTAAAACCAGCTAAAACTCCATCCTCTCTTACACACCATGCAACAGAAAATGGCTCTTGCTGATAATCCATTTGTGTAATACCGCTTTTTGTTACGTGTTCAGCAAGTATAGTAAGATCTGGAGCTTGGTAACTGTCGCTGTCAAAATTATATGCAAGCTCTCTAATTTTTCTTTTTGCTCTTTGTAAAAATAAAGTTGCGTTACCAATAGACAAAGCATCTACACCAGCAGATCCATAATTAGATTGTTTTCTAATATTTATGTTTGTTGGTGTTATGGCATCTTGAGAAGATCCAGAGCTAACAGCGTATTCACCTCCAGTTGTCATCACAATTAATGTTCTTGTTGCTTTTAATGCTACAATCACATTTACTTGATTTGATGCAATTGTATAAACCATAGCACTATCAGCTGCGGTTCCAGATGTCATGTTTTCATAATCTCCAGACTTAGAAAAAAACATTGTCTGAGGTTGTCTTGTTGTTGCAGCAAAAACTAATCTTTGTTCAAAGAAAGAAACGCAAGATGGAAAACCAGTTGTTGCAGAAAAAGCTCCTAGCTTCCATGTGGATACAGCATTTGTATTATCAAAATTTTCTATAACATTTGCTGTTACTACAGTTGTAGAAGTAAAAGCAGTTATTTTAGCATGACCACCAGAAAAACTTACAAGTCTGTCAACATCTGTTGCAGCAAAAATACCGCTCGATGCTGTTAACGTAATCCCATTTCCAGTTGTGGCAGATGGGGTAATTGTGGTTGATGTGGTGTTTTGATCTAAGTATGGCCCATTAGTAAAATCAACTTCTGTTAAAGACCAAGACGTATGACCCGTTCTACTTAATTTTCTTGTAGCGTGATTGTTATGTGTAATATACATAACGTCAGCACTTTGCGCGAACTTAATATCAAATAGCTCAGCAGTTAAATAAGGTGATGATATTTCGTAAGCTGATCCGCTTGATTGTATTTGACCCTCATCTTTGTAAAATCTTATGTACTGATTTCCAAATTCTAAAATGTAAGTTTGTTCAGTAGAAAATTCAAAAGGTATTAATCTTGTTTTAGCAGCACTATTTTTTATTTCAGAAACATAATGTGTTCCGGGTCGCCTCATAACGGGGCCATGTGGTAAAACAACAAAATTTTCTAATCGCGTGCAGCCATTAAAATATTTTTGAAAATCTGTACGACCCTCCATTTGCGGTGAAAGCTCTCCAGCAGTAAAGCTGGGAACTGATAATAGTTGTTTTGCCATTTTAGTATCTGCTGTTTATAAAATCATCAGCTTGCAATTGATCTACGGGGCCTTGAGACGGATCTGTGTTTTGACCCTCGCTAGCGTCTGCATGTCTAGCTTCAGATATTTTAAATTGATATTTTTCTTCAAATTGTTTTGCAATAGATATGCTAGCTGTAATTGAGTATGCCATATCTGCTGCTAATGCAGCTGATATAGTTTCTCTTAATAAAACATCCATTTCGTTAGGATCTGTTACTTGAGCAACATAAACTAAAAAAATTGAACTTTCATTGCAAAGAATTTTTCTGCCTTCTACTTTGTAATTACTATCGTAAGCGTCAAGATGTAATACACGTAAACAATCAGCCGGTAATGTAAATTGAAAATCAAAACCATATATAGGTGTAGCAACATCAGCAGCTAGTTTTTGTCTTTTAACTAAACTATTCCACGGATGAGATCTAAACACGCTATCTCTAACAGTATTAAATCTAGCATTGCATAGTCTAGCATTTTTAGAATTTTCTGTTAGTGAAGTGATTGCTTGCGCGCCTAATTGTAAAAGCGCTGAATTGCATATCTCAATTACTGAAGCCATTTATTTATTTCCTTTTCTTTTTAGGAAAGCCAGCTCGCATATTTGCGTAAGCTTTCTTCGTTATAGTTGATCGAGATTTTGGTCTCGAAATACCTTTACGTTTTCTTGCGTTAATGTTTGCGTATAAGCCTCTTTTAGCCATAAGTTTTCCTTTTATTTTTACGTAGCTTTTTGAAATCAGCACCCGTAATCCTATTTCTAGGTTTTGCTACACGTGCTATCTTTTTTTGTTTAGGAGATAATTTTTTCATTATCTTTTCTTTTTTCCTTTATTTCCCATTTTGTTTTTTTTTGGTGGTCTGCCTCTTTTAGACCCGTATGTACCTTTGCCTTTTGGCATAGTATCCTCCGTTTGTTTGTGATTAAGGATCCTAGGCGGGATCCACTCTCGCTTAACTCCGCCTAGAATTTATTGGTTATTACTCGTTACATGGAAGTAAAAATACTTTTTCTTCTTCCATTCTTGTAGCACCAATTGACATACAGTAGTAAACTTGAGTTGCATACGATTTGTCTGCTCTCTCAGTTATTTTTGCTGCTACGTCTTTTCCGATTGCTAATTTAATAGCATCTTCTGTAAACGCGAAGCATTTTCTGTCGTCTGTGTTTGTTGCATCTAAGCTTAATCTGTTTGACATGATAAACTCAAATCCAAGGAAGCTTGAAACTTCACCAGCCGCTAAAGCTCGAACTGTATTAAAATCCGCGCTCGTTACTTCTGTTGTAGCTAACAAGTCTTGTATTTGTTTTGGCCCAGCAACCACAAATCTCTTTAGAGATGGGTCTACTGATCCGTTGTCAAAAAAGAACTTAGCTTGTCTTAATTTTGCAATTGTCATTCCGTCTGTTTGGTTTGACGTTGCAAATTTAGATGATGATGGAAGCGCAGTTGTTGTTCCTCCAGCAACACCAGTAGCAGCATCCGCATCAAAAGCAGCGATGATAACATCATCAATTGCTCTATTCATTGCAGCAGCCGCAGCTTTTGCGTAATTACTTGTTGGATCAACAAGCATTCTAACCTTATCTTGATCGTCGATAAGATCAGCCCACTCGTAATCTGCCAAGCTTACTCTTCTTCTTGAGTGTGGAGTGTTGATTTGAGGTGTGTTTCCGTGTCTTGAAGATCTTACTTGTGCAGCAGTAACTCCAATTTGATCGAAAAACGCATTTTTTCCTCTGATATTTTCAACATCTACAGCACCTCTGAGTTTACTTCCCATTTGCTGAGCAAGCATACTCACGTTAGACGAATATTGCTCAACAAAAGAAGTAGTTATTTGAGTTGACATAATAGTCTCCTTCTTCAGTTAGTGTTAATGTTAAGTATATTCGGTTGATTATCCTTGCGGATCTTCCTAGATTTAAGATCTCGTAGATCTAAGTCTTTCCTTACGTCAACTTGGGTCTTGCGATTATCCAAGTTATTTTCGGCTTATACGGAATTTTTTTTATTTCGTAAAGCCAAAACTTCTTCAACAGCTTCGTCGTGATTAGGATGGTGTTTATCCCAATAAGCTGAACCTTCAGATGTTAACTCAGCAATTTGTTTATCAATTTGCTTAGGTGTTAAGTAAGCTGGCCCAGATGCTTGAACGATACTATCTTCTCCCATTTTTCCAGCTAATTTAACTAAACCTCTAACTAAAGCTGGATGATCTCCAACTTTTGTTCCATCTGCCATTGGTGAATTTAAAAAATTTGCATCAATGATTGAGTTTGCTAAATTTTTTGCTTTGCTAATATTTTCATCATAAGCTTGGCCATATTCCATTTTTAATTCTTTTGTAGAATTTTCACGAAACGCCATTGATTTATTATCAGCATCGCTCATAGTTTTATTAACCATATCATTATAAAACTTAACTACCCCTTTTGCTTGTTGAGGTAATAAACCTAAATTGTGAGCTTGCGATGAAAAACTTTTTAATGTGTTCTCATCAACTTGCGTATCTTGAGGTAACTCGTATTTATATTGATCTGGCGACTTTGGTAATCCTAGTTTTTCGTAAACTATTTTCCAATCATCTTCAGTAGCATATTTGTTAGGAACCGCTATTTTGTCAGATCCTACCATTTTTTGAGCATGTATATAGCTCTTTGCTAACGATGGAACGTCTTGAATATGTTTTAGACTTTCATCGGTTTTTATATCGTCTGGTAAAGTTGTTTTCCAATCAACATTTACCGGTTCGTTAGTTTCTACTGGAGTTGTAGTTTGTGTTTCTCCAGACGGCTGATTTTGTTGTTCGGCAGCCGCTACCTGTGTTTGTTCACTCATTTTTCCTCCGGTGTTTTATTGAGCATGTTTTTAATAAAAAGAACAACTGATCGTTGCCCCTCTAAAAATGCGCTTTCATGACTATCACCTTTTATATGTGTAGTAACATTGTAACCGCATCTGTTTTCTAAATCTTTGAGAACTTTCTCGCCCCCTTCAGATTTAAAAGTCGTTTGATAGTTTATTACTAATTGTTTTAGATCTTTATTATTCATTGGCTTTCAAAGCTGGCGCAGCTTTACCCGCAGCCTCAGCAATTTGCTGAGCTTGCTGTAATTGCATTTGCTCCATTTGCGCTTGCTGTTTTTGTTGTTGAATAGCTTTTACTTCACCTTTACTTTTCATAATCTTAGCTGGTAAACCTAAGACATCTTGAATATGAGATACTAAACCATCTATATCAATATAATCAAATACTGGAGCTATATTTTGCATCGTTCCAAATATTTCTATACCTCTCATCACAGATGATAGCTCTTGAGTTTTTTGTGCTTTAGCAAGAGGAGATACATATTCTATTTCTATATCTTGATCTCCTAATGCTTCTGGCATTGGTCTAAATTTATTATTTTTCATTAATAAATTAAAACATCTTGTAATTAATGGCTGTAGTAATTCAGATTGTAGTCTGCCTAGAACGGGGCCTAACAATCTCATTTTTTCTTCAGTACGCTGTAAGACTTCTGTAGCTGTCATGTTAGAGCCGGATACTGTCATAAGTTGCTCAACAAAAAAGTTTTCTCTTATTGCTTTTCGTCTTTGCTCTTCCATGTTTAAACCAACTGGATTGTTTGCTCCAATATTTAAAGGTTCAATTCTTTCTCTTGTACCAGCTCTATAAAAATTTAATCCACCCGGAACTGTTCTTATAGGTAACATGAAACCATCATCCGGAACCATAAGAGGTGGGTCTATTTGTTTTTGTGCAGCTTTGATAGATGTTTTAGACATTGTGTTTAACATCTTAGTATCTGGCAAAGCGTTCATTGCTGGAGATCTTCCGTACACTTCGTTAGAAGATGATTTTAAATATCTTGGAACTACATAAGGAAATTCTTTAAATCCACTTTCTCTTAGCAATGTTCCAGTTTCTTCGTGAACATGACAAGATTTGTAATCCATATTTTTAGAGTTGTCATAACCCATTGCTATCTCATTTGGATATACAGAATGAATTATAGTTACTTCTTCATAAGGATTATTTGTAATATTAGATTGTAAAACTTTTGGTAATACCGCATCTGGATACATAGCTGGTATATTTTTATATTGGATATGAAATTTTCTAGTTAAACTATCTACATATCCTTTTTCATTTTCAGTAATAAAAATTTCTGAAATGTGTATTGTTTTAAATCTAAGATCATCTTTAGGATCATCTGTTATAAACATTGCAGACGTTCCGAAAGCTAAAAGCTCATGGTATAACTCAAACACTTCTTGTTGAAAGTTAGATCTCATAAATGCTTGGTGCATAGTTTCACCACAGCTTTCTAACCATTCTTTAGCCTCATCGTCTGTATTCATTTCAGCGTCTTTGTATTTTAAATGAAACCAAGGTGATATTGTATTAGTTAACATTCCATTTAAAGATGCAGCTAATAATTCTAAAGCATGTGTTGATGTGCCATCAAATATTAAATCGTGTCTTTTATTACCTTTAGTTTGTTTTTCGGTAATATTATTTTTTCTTGGTAAAAAATAATCAGCTATTTCTTGCCAATGTTCTTCCCAATTTTTTCTTTGTGATTTTAGGCTATTGTATCTTTCAATAACCATTTTTGCAGTTGCGTTAATTGCCATTTATCCTCCGAGTAAACTTTTCTTACTAACTTCTAATTTTGTATCTCCTAAACCTTGTGGCCCAGTAAGTATTGTTGACGATCTGCCTTTGCCTCTTGCTAGTTGTTGCATACTTGTTGATTGAGCTTGTGATACAACAGCTTTTGGTGGTGAGTATATCGGCGCTGGCGCTGGCGCTGGTGGTTTTGGTTTAATAACTTTTCTTGCTACTCCTCCCATACTATCCTCCTAATAAAGTTTTCTTAGCTACTACGCTTGGATCATCTTCTACTCCTCTTGATGAAGTAAGTATTGTTGATGATCTACCTTTTCTGGCAGCAGCTACTCTTTGTCTTTGTAATCTAACTTCTTCGTCTCTTGCAGCGCTATCGTAGTCTGGAACCTCCCTAGCTGGAGCTGGTTCTGGCGGCAAAGCTGGCATAGAAACTTTAGGCATTAAAAATCCCATTTTATGATCCTCCGTGTACTGAGTAATCGCTTTGAGCTATACTCTGATTAATATTTTGTTTTTGTCTTGTTTCAGTAATTGATAGCGCCATATATCTTGCTGCATCGCAAGCATGTGATGACCAATCTTTTACCGGTTTATTATGAAACATTCTCATCTTCTCGTTATACTTACGATGATAATGTCTTAAAGCATCAATTAATGGTTTACCATTATCTGTGTCTATTAAACATCTTGGTAAAACCATTTTAAGAGCGTGGATGCCATCCTCTAAACTTACTTTAGGAACAATCCTAAAATTTATTCCTAATTGATAAGCTACTTCTCTACGTGTTTTTCCAGTAGAAAATTCTTGAACCTCTATATCATGCGGCGCAAAATGTGTGCCGTAAACATAATCTTTATCTTTTACCACTTGAACATAATGGGGTAAACCTTCTCTGTTGTTCTCGTAGTAATCTATAACTAAAATTTGTTGACCCAGTTGTTGAAAAAAAATTATAACTGTATCATCATTAACTCCACAATCCCACGCCGTATGAACTTCTAAACTTGGATCGTAAGGAACTCTAGTTAGTTGTCTTTTATCTTCTAAATCTTTTATAATATCTCCGTAAACTGAACCTTCGATATTAGCTATCCAATCACATTCAAACTCTTGTTTGTACTTTGTCTCTCCCATTTGAGACTTAGCAGCTTCTAATTCTTCTTTGTCTATAATACCCGTTTCACTAGCTTTAGCTGTGTAAGCGTACCAATCTTTATTTCCTAATGCGTATTGGTATAACTCATAAAACAAGTTAGACATTCCAGCTGGTGTTCCAATAAAATATGCAAATCCTTTTCTGTCGGATATAGCTGGTCTAATTATTTCATTCCATAACTTAGGTTCTATTTGTGCAACCTCATCAATACATACGCCGTCTAAAAATAGACCCCGTAAACTATCTGGGTTCTCACTAGACAATAAACTTATACGACTTCCATTAGGTAGATCACATCTTAATTCTGTTTCATGAAACTTTGCTCCCGGAATTGTTCCGGCATAAAGTTTAAGGTAATCCCATGCGATAGACTTGGCTTGCTTATAGGTAGGTGCAATGTATGCAAACCTCGGATTTTTTAATTTATGTACCAAGGCAGAACGTATTAAATGGTTTATGATTGCAACGCTCTTTCCAAATCTACGATGACATGAGATTACCGCAAACCTATACTTATCTAAATCATCGTGAAGCTGTGCTTGCAATGGTCTAGGTGTATAAGGTATCTCTATGTGCATTATATAACAATCGCAATAACTAAAACTACAGCTGCGCCGATCACAATTTTTTTATGATCTTTCCAGAAGTGTTCTATAGTATCTATAATTCCTAGCATCATATCTCCTCCTTTAGTGAATAGTTGGCGGGTTCCACACATCATCAAATGTCGTGAAATTTATACCGCTTTTTTCAAACATTTTAGAAGTAAAGCTTCTGCCATGTTCTAATGTTTCAAAACCTTCAAGGTGAATAATTACAGCCTTAGTTTCTGAATTAAGAAATACTAATGCTGTTATCAGCTCTGATTTTTCTAATAGCTTTTTTAAATCTTTTTCATTCATCATTAACTCTTTTTATTTCTGTTTGCAAAATTTCTAGCAGCTGCTACGGATCCAAACCCCCACTTTTTAAGTGCGAGTGCTTTACGCGTGGGTCTCCCCTTATCGTCTTTCATTGGCCCCTTCATTCCGGCAAACCTCGCTGCGAAACTAACCCGTCTAGGATTAGTACCAGATTTAACCGGAGCCTTTACTCCAAAGTGTTTACGACCAGCAGCGTTTAATCCACCGCTTGGTGATTGAAAAGCTTTTTTAACCATAATGTTCGTGTGTGTGTTTGTGTCTTAAACTCCCGAATAATATATATATAATTTTTGCGCGTCGTTGCGCGGGTGTACCCCCCTCTTTTTTTTACAAAACGAGGCAAAAACTAGCTTAATAATGGCACGCAGACTATATAAGTGCGAACCGCTGCGTCTGCCGCTATCTATACGCGCGCGCGCGGGACGTTGGCTTTGTTGTAGCGCAAC